CATGTCATAACAGACGATAAGGATCTAGGTGAAGAGATCGGTAAGATCATCACATTCGAACATCTAAGGAACTGACATGGCTAAAGCAAAGGTATCGGCAGACGAAAAATTTGATAAACAAGATTTCGACTTGTTCGAAGCCTTATCGGCATTAGATAATAAAGACTATGGCTATTATGATCGACTGACCGATGAACAAAAACAAAAGTTCAATCCATTCATGTTGATCAAATGGTTTAGTTATATCAAGGGCAAGACTGAAGCACAACAGTACCATGTGTTAGCAGGAAATGAGTTCGCTAATAAACATATGTTCAATGAGGTCGTAGGTAAACATCCTAAACTACAGTGGCTGATGTTGTGTTCTGCCAGTCCGCAATTAGGTAAACAATTCCGTCAATGGATTCCCCAAATATCTGAGCGTGTGGCAAAGTTGAAAGATACAGCCAAATTATCAGACATACGAGACTATTATAGCAAGATATATCCCAAAGCAGATAAAGAGTTGATAGATGAAATCAGCAAACTCTATGTTTCTGAGAACAAAAAGAAGGTATATCTAGCAGAAAAATTTCCAGAAATGAATTTTGATGACATTGAAGCACTTAGTAATTTCATCACAGACGATGATATCCAAGAATACGAAAAACAATTCGGCAACTGAGCATAGTTGTGATTTCTGTGGTCGCTCTTTTATTAGAGAAAGTACCATGCAGAAACATCTATGCGAGACGAAGCGTAGATGGCAGGATAAAGATAAGCATGGCAATCGTATAGGTCATGCAGCCTTTGTGCAGTTTTATAGCAAGCATAGCCGTAAGTCAAAGAAAGACTATATGGAATTTGCTAAAAGTGCATATTATACAGCGTTCGTCAAGTTCGGTAACTATTGTGTAGAAGCACAAGTATTAAATCCTAGTAGATATGCAGATTGGTTGTTGAAAGAAAAGATCAGTATCGACAATTGGAATCGCGATACCAACTATACTAAGTTCATCATGGATTTTTTGAAGACAGAGGATCCACTAGATGCTATCGCACGTAGCATAGAAACATGTATCTCATTAGCAGAAAATGATAAAATTCCTAACAAAGATACGTTGAGATATGGTAATCGTAACAAAATATGCTTTGAGATTACGAAAGGAAAAATAAGTCCTTGGATGTTATATCATAGCACTAGCGGAGTAGAATTCATTGAAAGTCTAGATGTCACACAACAAAAGATGATTTTTGAATATATCAATCCAGAACAATGGGCTATCAAGTTCAAAAGATCAGCAAATATCATCAATGAAGTGAAAGAATTACTAAAAGCCGCAGGATACTGATGATATATCACGCATACAAGGATGATAATTATCAGTATACCATACGTATTCCGTGGAAGCATGGTGATACGGTAAATAGTTGGGATGAAACGTGCATATGGGCTGTAGAACAATTTGGATTACCGGGTAATAAATTCATCACCCATCCAACAGAAGAGTTCATGGATTTCATGTTTAAAGATAAAGAAGATGCTATACATTTTAGTTTAGTGTGGGAATGATGAGAAACGTAAAATCAACGATTGAAAACGGCGAGGGTTATATAGTATGGGAGAGTTTTATCCCAGAAATATTGATAGCCGACTTTAATAGTAGATTGAAGGATCTGTACCCTGTACGTGCTAGCAGTAGCAAGAAAGTCTATGCCGAGCGTGATGATATCAAAAACTTAGAAGATATCAGCGTATGGTGGAGCCAATCTGTGACTGACTTTCCCGAAGTAAAGAAGATACAGAAGTATATCGACCCTATCATAGAACACAATCTGCCTAATCTAAAACATTATGCTAGCGATTGTGTATTCATCAACAGTGGTAGCACATGGGTTAATCCTCACGTTGACACACCCCATCGTTTCGATAAATGGAACTATGACAAGCGACTGTTGGGTGTGCAATGTATAGTGTCATTATCTGATTTGAATGAAAATAACGGTAGTACTGGATTGGTCCCGTTTAGCCAAAAGCGCGATTTTGATATACACAAGTGTTATAGTGGTAACTATGATCGTTGGTTCATTCAGAATGTCAAACAACATAATATGCCCCGCGGTAGTTTATTGATGTACAATTGTCGCGTGTTACATAGCAGTATGCCAAATAATGGGCAATTAGAACGACCTGCATTGTTGTTTAATTATCTATACCATAGTATAATTGATGAAGTGTCAGAGATAGATAATATCTGGTCTAGCAATGATAAACGTCCCTAAAAGTTTTCAGGATTATGATGACGATGATCCTGATTTTGAAAAGCGTCAAGCGCGTTGGGATTTCTGGGAAACATTAAAAAAACTCAGAAAAGATTTCACCGAAGGTGGGCGTAATTTTGATGCAGATGAATTCATTGTTTGGATAGAAGAGAAGTATGGTTTTAAATTAGTATTAAACGATACTGGGATCACAGACGATTATACTGTAACTGACGAACAGAAGTATCTTATTTTTAGGTTGAAATATGATTAATAGTAATTTTGTTCCTGTTATTGACTATGCAGATGCAGTGGTATATGATAATCCACGTGACCATGATAGAGTTAAATTTGAAGTCAAAGATAATTGTGCAGAAGTGATCAAATGGTGTCGTAGAAACTTTGGTAGCAGAGGCGATGGATGGGACTTTCATGGTACTACTAGGGGATATACTATAGAGATATGGTCTAGCAAATTGATAACTATGTATAGGATATGGAAAGAATAAATGGCAAATGATATTATGATCGATATGGAAACTCTTGACACAAGTCCGTACTGTGTCATATTGACCATTGGCGTCGTTCGTTTCGATCCATATGGAGATGGTGTGGTACAGAAACTTGAACTACGTCCTACTATCGAAGACCAGACTGAGATTCATAATCGTGTGATCAATGATGATACGATTCGTTGGTGGGGAGAGCAAAGCCCTGAAGCACAAGAAGAGGCTATGGGCGATAGGGGACGAATCAGTTTCCGCGAGTGCATGGAAGAACTATATAAGTTCGGTTGGAATCGCAGAGCAGTATGGAGCAATGGTGCGAGTTTTGACGTTGTTGTAGCAGAGACAGCGTTCCGTCAAGTATTGAGTGATAGGCCTAATCCTATTCCTTGGCCATTCTATACGGTGCGTGATACAAGGACATTGTATGAAGTCGCTAATGTAAAACTTAAAGACGGTGGATATAAGACTACGCACAAGGCTGTAGAAGATGCTGAACGACAGGCTATCAAAGTGCAAGAAGCATATCGTAAGTTGGGACTTACAAAGTGAGCCGAGATGTGGTAATAGAACACATAAATCCTTTAAGAGTAGTAGAGATAGTGCAAGAACTTAGAGACATGGGTTGGGTGCAGGGAACTGATTTTGATTTCGCATTTCATCAAAGTCGTTGGGATGAAATGATAGGAGATATTCCTAGATATACTGTGTTTACATTTTACAACGATAGCAATGCTAGTTATTTTATGTTGAAGTGGGGCGAGGCATGAAAGAATTTGAACAGCAATTTCCCTTTGAATGTAAAACCTACTATGATCATACAGAGGTAGTGCCTTGGTTAGAAACTAATATAGGTCAGTTTGATCGTGAGTGGTATCGTTATGGCACTGATATAGCACAAGGTATTGTTGCTGGAGTTCCTTTGTACGATTATTATAGATTCCGTGATGAGCAGGCAGCGATGTTGTTTATATTGAGGTGGACATGAAATTTAAGAGTGATATTGACATTGACTTGGGTGACAGAGATAAATTGTTGTCGTTGATTAGTCATACCAAAGCCAGCATACGCAAAGATGAGGTTAAAAGACATAACACTGGTGTGTATGTCACAGACATTCCTTATGATCCTGTTAACGATATGTCGAGCATTGATTATGTTGAAGCAGAAGATAGGGGATATCTCAAATTAGACTTGCTTAACGTACACGTTTACAATCAAGTGCGTGATGAAAAGCATCTCGTAGAGTTAATGGACGATCCCGATTGGAACATGTTCAACGATCCTACTATCGTAGAAAAACTAATACACTTGGGTAATCATTATAATACTTTACGTAAGATGCCTGAACCAGTAAATACTATACCTAGACTAGCAATGTTTCTTGCTGTGATAAGACCAGGCAAGAAACACTTGATCGGCAAGTGTTGGGCCGATGTCGCGAAAACAATATGGGATCGTGAAGAGGGAACTTATAGTTTTAAAAAGTCACACGCAGTTGCCTATGCGCATCTTGTTGTTGTGCATATGAATTTAATATCAGATGGACTTACAATTAGTTAAAGAAACAGACGAAGTACTTAGGCAAACAGCCAATCCATGGTGCTTCGTTAATGACGGTGATCCTAACGAATTAGTTAGACACATGATCAAAGTGATGATGGAACACAATGGTATAGGCCTTGCTGCCCCCCAAGTAGGAATAAACAAGCGCATATTTGTCATGGGAAATCAAGACAGGTTATACGCTTGTGTGAATCCTGAGATACTAGATGCTAGCGGAAATATCATGGATCAAGAGGGTTGTCTAAGTTTCCCTGATCTATGGTTGCGTGTGCGTAGAGCAGAGACTATAAAAGTCAGATATCATAATGCTATGGGGGAACAGATCGAGGCTGAGTTTACAGGATTGATCGCTAGGGTATTTCAGCACGAACTTGATCATTTAGACGGTATCTGCTATGATACGAGGGTGGCGAAACTCAGCCTAGAGATGGCTAAAAATCGCAGAAAGAAAAGATTAAGGAAGTCTTTTAACTAATGTGATGCTACGGCGCTTAGTTTTGCGCTTGTTTAATTCATTAAGGCTGACTATAGGGCCGTGAAGTATAGTCAAATTCTTGTTATTAAATGTTCTAAGATAGGGCTTAAACGGATTCCAATCTTCCTTAAGGAAGATATTTATAGGAATCTGACGGTTGCTTTCCCACCACCAGACATCCCCTAATTCTAAGAATAGTTCCTTAATTTTCGCATCAACTATAGAACCATAGTCGTAAATGCTAGTGCATTGATCGTCACGGTTCTGCATTATTCCTACATAATCCTGGCTGGCGAAAGAGACAACCGTAATGAAAGGGTGATTGTCGCTTAGTTTTTTAAAAAAGTCTCTTGATATCGTCATCGAAGATTATTTATAATTGGGCAACCATTAAAATATTTTATTTTTATGCGACTAAATACATTGAGGAGCGACATTTGTGACTGTAAACACCGTAAGATATTCGACACCAGCATTCGTATTTACACAACGTCAGATTGTCGTCCTACTATCAGGAAACAGTCCGAGGGCCTTTATGCCAGTATATGCAAAAACAATGAATCTACACAAAGGTGTAGATAACAAACTACAGTTTCAGTTCTTGAACCAAGAGCAAAAACCAGTTGACATCACAGGGAAAGAGATCACTTGTCGCATCATCAATTACGATGGTACAGAAGTATTGATCAAAAAAGCATTGACATTGGAACTTCCATTGACCGGTATAGCATATCTACAACTTAATGCCGCAGAGATAGAAGACATTCCTGCTCAGATGTGTCATTATAGTTTAGAGATCCCGGTAGGACAATTTGGATATCCTGTATTCGTTGACCCTGCTGCCGGTGCGCGTGGTCAGATCAATGTAGTAGATAGCGTACTCCCTAGTTTTGTGCCTAGCGAGATAGTAACTATTCCAACAGGACAGCCATTCCCTAACCTCGATAGTAACAATAGCATTAATAATGTATTATCAAATGCTAACACATATTACAGTTCAGTTATCAATACCAATGATAATCCAATATTGACGCTACAGGCTCACTTGTATGAATTCAACGGTGAAGTAGAGATAGAAGGAACATTCAGTAGCAGCCTCACAGACTGGTATCCTATACGTTCAGAAGAATATCTTGAGACTACTGAAACAGTGGGTTACACGATTAAAGGTTATCACCCATTTATCAGAATGGTATTCACTAGCAACACCGGGGTGGTATCAAACATTTTGGCAAGATGATTTGCCGATACGCTTTGTTTTTACGTAGCAAGGTGTTATAATTACAATGTGTTTGATATACTTCAAATAGTTCCAGGAAAGAAAAGACTATCACAAAGCGGTTGGCATAGTTTCAACGCTGTGTGTTGCCACTACCGAGGTCATGGTGCTGACAAGCGCGGCCGCGGTGGCATACACATGGATAGTGATAACTGGAGTTATCATTGTTTTAATTGTGGATTCAAATGTGGGTTTATGTTGGGTAAACAACTCACTAAGAACACTCGCCAGTTACTGGCGTGGTGCGGCATGGATCCAGATGATATTAATAAGTATAGCCTAGAAAGTTTGCAACACAAAGACTTGCTAGATTTTGTAAAGGCTAAACGCGAAAAGAAGAAAATTAAATTCAAAGAGATGGATTTGCCTGATGCAGAAGTTATCGATTCTGAAAATCCTAAACACCAAGTTTATGTAGATTATCTACGAGGTCGTAGGATAGATATAAGTAGATATCCTTTCATGTGTACTCCGGATGAAGAAGGTAGGCAAGCCAATCGTATCATCATACCCTTCACTTTTGAAAATAAAATAGTGGGTCACACTAGTAGGTTCTTAGATGATCGAAAACCTAAATTTATCAGCGAACAACAGAGTGGTTATCTATTTGGTTATGATTTGCAGAAGCCAGAATGGCAAGTATGTATTGTAGTTGAGGGTATATTTGATGCATTGAGTATAGATGGTTGCGCATTGACTACTAATGGTATCAACGAAGAACAGGCAGAGATATTGAGACGTTTGAATAGAAAGATCATAGTAGTTCCAGATCAAGATAAGAGTGGTATGGATGTGATCAATCGCGCACTTGATTTTGGTTTTCAAGTTAGCATGCCTAATTGGGAACCGGGAATCAAAGACGTAAACGATGCAGTAATAAAATATGGCAAACTCGCTACATTACTAAGTATCTTGCAATCAGCGACTAATAGCAAAATAAAATTAGAGATTAAGAGGAAACAACTTGATAAACGACTATAACATTGATGTACAGACATTGTTTCTGAGAATGATGGTCACGAACGCAGAACTTTATACTCGCGTGATGAACATCATGAATGCAGAAAACTTTGATCGTAGATTGCGACCGGTTGCAGAGTTCATAATAGATCATACTAAAAAATATAATGTCATGCCAGATCCTATACAGATTAAGGCAACGACTGATGTATCTACTGAACGATTAGAGGAACTTGACGAAGGACATTATGATTGGTTCTTAGAAGAATTCGAAGCATTCACTAAGCGACAAGAACTTGAGAGGGCTATTCTTAAGAGTGCAGACTTACTTGAGAAGGGCGAATATGGACCTGTAGAGAAACTGATCAAAGAAGCAGTTCAGATTTCTCTACAGAAGGATTTAGGTACTGATTACTTTGCTGATCCTCGTAGTAGATTGATGGCACTAAAATCTAATAACGGTCAAAACAGCACAGGTTGGCCTATACTTGATCAGAAATTGTATGGTGGTTTCAATCGAGGTGAACTGCAAATCTTTGCAGGTGGATCAGGTTCTGGTAAGAGTTTGATCATGCAAAATCTTGCAGTTAATTGGGCACAAGCGGGACTTAGCGGAGTATACGTCACACTTGAATTGAGTGAAGGATTGTGTTCAATGCGTATTGATAGTATGATGACTGACACTAGTAGTCGCGAGATTTTTAAAGATATTGATAATGTTGAGATGAAAGTCAAGATGGTTGCTAAGAAGTCTGGTAACTTGCGCATCAAATATATGCCAGCACAAAGCAACGTCAATGATATCAGAGCATATGTCAAGGAATTACAGATACAGACAGGCATGAAGGTTGACTTCTTGTGTATCGACTATCTTGATTTGATCATGCCAGTCAGCGCAAAAGTAAGTCCAAGCGACTTGTTCGTAAAGGATAAGTATGTATCTGAAGAACTTAGAAATCTAGCAAAGGAATTAAATGTCTTATTCGTCACAGCATCACAACTTAACAGATCAGCCGTTGAAGAGATCGAATTTGATCACAGTCATATCTCAGGTGGTATTAGTAAGATTAATACTGCGGACAATGTTTTTGGTATCTTTACTAGCCGTAGTATGCGTGAGCGTGGACTTTATCAGATTCAATTGATGAAGACACGTAGTAGTTCCGGGGTAGGTCAAAAAATCGAACTCAAATTTGACGTAGAAACATTACGAATCACAGATGACGGATCCGATGATTCCTATAAGGTTCAGCCCTCAGGAGCGCAGTTAATGCAGAAAATCAAGACTACTAGCGAAGTAGGAACTACTCAGACTGCCGAGAAAACTGATCCTATAACAGGGGAGATAACTCCTGATTCAGGTAAGGTTGTACCCGACGTACAGAGCGCAAAACTCAAGAGTTTATTGGCGTCACTTAAGAAATAAAAGATCCTATTCCAGATAAATACTGTAAGGAAAGAACTATGCAAAAGCGTACCCGTAGCCTTCTAGAAGAACTGGAATTGATCGGTAATAACCGTGATATGAATCACATCATTGAGAGCAGGGCTCACAATGTTATTACCAGTGCCATTAATCTATTAGAATTAATCAATCGTCAATACTCCCCAGACAAAGCCGAAGTACTTGAGAAAAAACTATTAAGTGCTATCAAGGGCAAGGACGCGGCAAGGTTCGCTAAGTCACTGAGGAAGAAAGATGAGAATCAATGAGTTAAATACGTTCCAGAATCTCGCTAGAGGTCTGGCCGGTACAGTCGCATCAGCGCAAGGTACTAATACACAAGGTGTAGGTAGTGCTATGGCAAGAGCCAAGAAGTCAGGATTAAGTGCAGAAGATCAACTGGCACAGGATACATTCGTACAAAAATTCGTTAGTAGAGGTGCTAATGCGTTAAACACTGCTATTCAGCAGGGACTGGTAGACGTTGATTCAACTGATTTAGGAGCCGGTAATGCAACAGCACAACCCACTACGCCGAGCGCAGGAACAACACCTAGCGCACCTCAAGCAGGAGGAACAGCAACACAAGCCCCCGGTACTGCCGCAGGTGCCCAACCCGGTGCCGCCCCGCCAGTAAAGGCTGTACAGCCCGGAGGTAAAGCACCCGGTAATCAAGCAGTACCTACTGGTCAAAAGCAGGGAGCAGCCAAGCCAGAAATTGATGTCAATGTAGATAAGATTGTTAGCGCAATGAGAAAGTTACAGCCAGCCGGAACTAAACCGCTTCCTCCAACATCAAAAATAGCACAAGAAATTACTAAGGATCTTGCAAATGTTGCCCTTAATAAGGATTACTTGATACGTGTAGGCGACAAGATTCTTAAGTTAGACAACGCTGGTTACGATGTTAAAAACTTGCACCAGCAGTTCATGGGTCAATATGCTAAGGGAAATAAGCAAAAAACTATTAGCGAAGATAGACTAGAAGAGATTTACAATAAGTTAACGTCAGTAGAAAGATTTAGAAACGCATTGAAGAAATCAGGATATGATCCTGATCTAGCGGTCAAGCGCATAGAGGCATTGATCGCAAAACAAAAGAAAGAAAGAGAAGATAGAGATAAGTTCTTAAGAACTAATGAAGGTATCATGGATAAGATCAAGGGCGTGTTTAAGCGTCCGGGTCAACCAGCAGCCGCAAGCACTGCCCCAGCACAAGGCGCAGCACCGGCAGCAGGTCAACCAGCAGCACCATCAGGTAAACCTAGCCTAGGCGCATGGTTCCGCGATAATTTCATGAAGGGCTTCTTGAGAGGGATCAATTTAGGATCCTCACAGCAACAGGTTGATGACATACTAAAACGTATGCCACAAAGTTTAAAGGGTAAAACCTTGAACAAAGACTTGACTGATATAGCACAAATTGCTTGGGCTGTTTCAGACCAAGGTAGAAAACAAGACACTCAACCTTAAAATGAATTTCAATAACGAACAAGAATTCTTTCAGCATATTCGTGAAAGGATGCGTCAATTTGATCAGGATGCTTTGCGCCTAAAAGAAGGCAAGGGGCACCTCGATCATCCAGAAGATTTAGTAGTATTAGGAGACGTTGCGGGTGCAAATCAAGCAGTTAATTCTATATTGGCTACTGCTAAGAATCCTAAAACAATCACTATTAAATGGGATGGGTATCCAGCGTTGATATTCGGTCATGGTCCAGACGGCAAATTCAGCATTATGGACAAACACATGTTTAATAAGAAAGACATGTCAGGTCGCAACGTACACAGCGCAGAAGAATTTATAGAATACGATAGAGCGAGGGGGGTGGATCGCGGTGAACTTAATACTCTCATTACAAACATATGGCCCGGTCTTGAAAAAGCAAGTCAAGGAACTAAGGGCTACTACTGGGGCGACTTGCTCTTCGGCAAACCTTTACAAGATCAAAAAGGTCTGTATAAGTTTAAAGCGAACCCTAACGGTATAGCGTATACAGTAGATGTCGATAGCGATATAGGTAAATTGATCACAGGTAAGACTGCGGGTATTGCTGTGCATCAGTTTATACCTGCTAATGCCGCTACTACAGATGAATCAACACCATTGAATGGAACGATAGGGCAATTAAAGAATGATAGCGATGTCGCTATCATTCCTAGTGCTATGCCTATAGTTCCTAATGTAAAGTTAGATCAAGGCTTAGTCAATGACGCTAAGGCTGCTATACGTCAACATGGTCCTGCTGTGCAAAAACTAATGCAAGCACCGCAGGCTAGAAATACATTCAATCAACTATTCACTACATATATCAATAAGAAAATCGTCTCGGGCGATCTAAATGACATGGCTTCTGGATTCATGGATTATTTTGAGACTAGACCCATGACTCCTACTATGAAGCAAAAACTATCAGATCATATCAATGCTAACAAAGCAGGGGTGCAGGGTCTGTTTAGCATATGGGTGGCTATCTATAATCTTAAGAATCAAGTCGTACAACAACTAGCACAGCAAGCAGAACAAAGCCCCGTCAAAGGCTATCTACAGAGTGGCCAGCAAAGTCAAGAAGGTTTTGTGTCAAATGATTTGAAATTTGTAGATAGAATGGGCTTCAGCCGTCAAAATCTTGCTGGCCAACGCTAGCCAAACCAACATTTTTTTGTGCCAGGCATAAATAATAGTATGAGACAGTAGGTCTCACAACATTAGGAGATTTTAAAATGGCACAATTTACAAGAGTTAATGGTGATCTTAAGCCAGTTCTATGGTTAGATCAGCCAGATTACACAAATTCAGGCGTTAACGCAGTTTCTTCAGCCTTGACAGTTCAGCCACAAGGTCCAAAGTTGGACTTCTTCACTGCAACTGCAAACGGTGCTTTGACAACTACACAAGTTAACTCAGCAATTCAAGCGATTCAGCAATTAGCAACTATCCACATCTATGAGTATACAGACGCAGCTAACGACACATTAGCATTCGCTATATACCCAACTGGTGCATGGACACCTGCTGCTCTAGTATTAGCACTAGAGAACGCAGATGGTCCCGCTTGGGCAAATGCTGTAACTGTAGCATCATCAGCAACTTTCACTAACTAATCATTAGTTTAAGTTAACAAACAAAGGACCCGAGATTTATTCTCGGGTCTTTTTTTTGCCTTAAATAACAACATGCACAGGATTTCCTGCTATACGTTATTTGACATTACAAAGACAGGTGTATTGAATCGCGCAAGGCCGGGGGATGATGTAAAAGATGTGAATGATTGGTATAGAAATCGCAACACACAATGCAATTTTGATACTATATTGCAAGTTATATCATTGCGAGCCCAGCCCGATGTCATCAACGATCCTGTGCGGTTAGAGATTGATTTAGATAAAGAGTCATATTTCGGAACTATGCTACAAGAAGATATCAGAGTTCCTGTATGGAAGTTTGATTTTGAAGTACAGCATAATCGTGTGTTTGAAGATGGAATTTCTGATTTAGGATCATTATATAAAGATTGTGACGGGGTGCCCATGATTCAATGTGATAGTCAATGGCACAAGTCAGGACAAAAACTTGATATAACTTTGGAAAAAAGGAACATATATTTTGTTAAATATGAATATGAATAAGTCTTATCTAGCGAACAAGATAAAGGACATGTTTATCGTCAAGGAGTATGACGGTAGTTATAACCTTTTTGGCACCTATATAATAAACCCTGAAAAGACCGGTATATTCAAGGTTGTCAATATGCTAGATCCATATGCAGAACAAATAGAATTTTCCACACTTAAATATGCAGTAACCTATTGTGTGTTTGAGAAGAATCGAAAAGATAAAGAGACCAAAAGACTTAAAGAATTAGATCGCTACATAGGCGGTTTAGAAGTATCTATAGCACAG